CCAAAGCTTTGGTACTATGGGGTCAAACCCACTCTTGCGTATCACAGTCTGCTTGACTGCACTCAGCTCGCCCGCGTTGGCAAGTGTGTCATAAAGTGCAGTGAATCGCCATCCACTGCATATCCCGCTGTAGTACAATATTTTTTCACCATCCAATACAGTGTATCCGGCACTTATGGCGTATTGTATTCTGTCCATTGTATCTAACAGCTCTTGACGATCTGTTGTTGTACATTCTAGGGCAATGAAATCCCGTAATTCTTGATTTATAATTAACAACATGTCGGCTCCGACTGAGTGGTCGAAGTGTCCTTGATCGATAGGCATCTTAATTAACATTCTATCTTGTGATTGAGTTACCATGTCTTGCCACAAAGTGTACTGTTGACTTGCGCTCATGAATAAGGTACTGTGTGGATGACCGGCAAATGCACGTTCCAACCAATATCCTACTCTAGCCATTTTGAGGTTGGTAGTGAAGTCACTGGCCACAACAGGGCGTACTTTACCTAACTCACGTTTCTGAATGACATGGTTTTGTTGTAAACTCCGAGATCTCAACATTAATAAAAGATCATTTTCCGACAACGCTAGGGCGGAAGCCCATTTCGTTTTTTTCGCGTAGACTTGTTGACCCCCGAGCTCCAACTTCAGTTTTTTAGCATCTGAGCTACCGGATGTAGCCCAGTGCATCGGGTCTGCAACAAATTCAACATCACTCAACGGGGTGTAGTCGCCCATATGACGTGGAGCAAGTTGAATAAAATCTCTAACACCCTGTCTGAAAAGGGTCAGAAATGTATCACTACTACCGAATATCCTGTGAACAGGTCTACTCTGGGTCCAATCAATTACCTCAGCCCTCATCTCGGCCATTGGTCGTTGTACTTGGTAATCCCGAAGGAGGTGGATGTGGACATAATCACGCCAATTCTTGCTCAGTTGATCTTGATACTTAAAGTACAGCCCGCTGAGTTGTTTAAGAAATGCAAACGATGCGTCATCAGAGAAGGGACGCAACAGGTTTGCTCTTGATATGACTACGAACAATTCCGCCCTAGACTCCGCTTTGAGAAGCTTCCAGTATAGAGAGAAAACACGTGACACAGATGCACCCCAACATACGAACATTTGGAGTGGTTGCCCTCTGTATCTCAGCCTCGACCTACTGTCGGGCGTCAATTCTTGAGTAGGTTCTGACGGGGTCAGGCCTCTCGATTCCTTCATCCAAGCTACCATCGCTTGCACGGCTTCTGTTTGAGATGGAAGCAATTTATTTGCCAATCCCGAAGCCCGCAAGAAGCGGTACCCCATTTTCCCTAACACACCAATACTCTGCAGGGCGAGGCAGAGTAGTGGATTACCGGTGATAGGTGATTTTAGTTTCCCGACCTACCGCTGAGGCGGTCGAGACGTGCTTGAAGTGTAGGTGCACCACTAGCGTTTTGAATTATCGTATAGCTTGCCATATCACCCATCGCTATCTCGTGTTTATTATACTTAACCTGTGGTGCTCTTGTGTAGTACCCGTAGGAGTTACCATAGAAACCGGGGTATATCTCATTATTTATATCAGGGTTATACACCGGTATAGTCCCATCCACGGGTGGATCAACGAGATCAGCTGAAAGGTAGGTGATAATGCCGAAATTACGTAATGTTAATGTTGGAGAGCGACCGACGCTAGGATACATGTTGGGAAATGCTACTGGTACGACGTCACCCCCACCTTTGGTCATAACGACAAACTCAAGTGGTTCACGAGTGGTAGGAGCCGGGAACATGGGACTAAGTCTGCTCAAGATATCGTACGGTGATAGACTTGTGGCCTGAGGCGGCGCTGATGCCATTATCCGCTCATAAGGGTTACCAGCATTTGGAAAACCGAAGTTTGCGGCGTCAAATTCACCGAACAGTTGCGTCTTCGCCAGTTCAGGTGAGTAAGCATCCCAACTTATATTAGCGTACTTCATGTAGAAACTAGGAACACGGCCAATTGCGCACTGAACCTGGTGAACTGTGTTCAAACTAATCCAGTACTGCGGGTTATAGTCTGCAAACCAGGAGCCTAAGTAGGTTAGGGCCCCACCCGTTTGTGTATCGAGTGCTTTGTTGATACCATCGTATATACTACGCCACGCGGCCAAGACGTTAACATTACCTGCGGAGAGGGCCCGAGCTGCCGCGGGGTTGAACAGATAGTTCATTGATATGCCGGTGTCCCTTATTGCTGCATCACCGACTACAGTGAGCATGCGAGATAGTCTGGAAATACAGGATGCGATCGCTGCAGTACTCTGAGGGAATACCGAAGCTGGAGGTAGTGTTGGTCTGTACATGCCGTTGACCATATCAACCGCTATCAGCGGATTGAACTGCCCTATTCTACAGACTGCCTGGCTCAACCGCTGGACTTGTTCTAAATCCACTGTTGTGGCCATATTGAGCGGGCAAGTTATACCATCGGCGAACGCGTTATGACCTACACCATTAACTGACGCATCCGTTAGGCCCGTAAAGTTCCAAGGTGAACTTGTGCCCCATACGTAACCATACAAGTTCAGGTTTGCTGCGGTGAATGCTGGGGGGGCAATACGTGTACCTGAATCCGCAACGCACATGAGTGCTGTGCGTATATCACTTTCATTACCATAACACATGTATGCAGTATTTAGTGCTTCAAGCCATACCTGGGACCCTGCAACCGTTGGATCGTAAATACTATCAAGTCCGGGGGCAATGTCGATTTGGAGACCTCCGGCCCCGACCGCATAATTATTAGCATAAGATACGCGTACAGCTCCTGCCCCGGTACCAACTGTGACTGATATATCATTGATGGCATTCTGTACCGTATTTATACCACTAATAACTAGAAGAACGTTCTGTATTGGCCCCCTGCATCTAGAACATGATATAGCAGGTATGCTGACACCTGGCCAATCACCTATAGTCGTACCATTGTCATCGACCAATGTGGTAGAGTATGATGCTTGACGCCACGGGTACTCGAGATGTGACATAATCCATGCTGCAACAACTGCTCCACGTTGGCTATTTAACATGTCAACTGTTATCGGTACGACTGCTGTTACATCACCCCAAGCATAATTATTAGGACCAAATTGTGGTTGACTGAAAAGTAGATTACCAAACCTACCGCCCGTAAATTCTGAGTAAGTACAGACCATAGCGTTAATTGTAGGTCTGGAGGTACTTAGCGCCGAGGTAAGCGGCCAGTATTGTATCAGCCAATCTTGTACTATAGGGTTAGGTAGTACTATATGTGTATTTGCCACGAGTGGCGCATGCTCCGTACCTACCATAGGAACCATACTGTAGATATTTGCGAAAATACGGTAGAAGATTGATGCAAAACTACCCGTTAGTCCGCAACTTACAACGTTGCGACTATCAGTCATTGCCTGATATAGTGCCGTCCCGTTCACGGGGACTGTTTGTATTCTAAGATTCTGACTAACTTGTAACATATTGTTTGTAGCTATTGATGCGACTAGATCCTGCCCGGCCTGTGAGTATGTTATTGCCGTGTTTCCTGGACCCGATGGATCGACAGTTGTGTAGGAGATCTGAGACAGTACAACCTCGTTAATTCCGACCATGTAATTACCAAAGTACATACCGTAATTATTCATGCAAGACTTGAATCCCACATTGTTGTATAAACTGGACGTCAACTTGATTGATTGGGCATAACGTTGTAACAGCCCAGTAATACTATTAACGGTGGTATAAAACAATGAATCTGACCATTTAGATGTCGCTGCGAAGGTATTCTCAAGTGCAAGCATCATTATTGTTGATGTTGGGAGGCTTGCTTCTTTCTCATCCCCGGTGTCACGAATGCCGTCTTTTGCCTTGGTTGCACCGGTGTTCCTCGTACCTGTGGCGGCAGGTAGTGGTGTCGGTGGAGCCGATGTAGGGGTGTTAAGTAATATGGTCTCCACACTATCACCATCAGGTACTCCCCCGCGACCTCTGAAATAGGCCTCAATACGTACTAACCCTGTCGTAGCGACCAATTTGATCAATACATCACGACGATCACTGGCGTAAACAGAACCCACCATGAAGTACGCATCTCGTTTTGACATAGTATCCAACCAGGTTAGGAGGTGGTCACTATCGTAGTCTTGACTGTCGACATACAGAGTACGAGCTGTAGGTGGTGCCAGGCACTCACCGTATCTGTCCTTACCGTTGCCTACCATCGCATGCATCGTTGAATTACGATGCAGAGCCTCAACTTCCTCCCAACCACCATCCTGACGTATTCGACTCAGTAGCGGACATTCAAATCGTGAAAACCGCAGTATCGTGTCACCCCTTTCCAGCATTAACCTCATCTTCGTATCAATACTAGCACCATCGTCACGTAGTAGCAAGGATACCAACCCTGCATCAACTGACCCATCATCAACGAGTTTACTTCTATGGTATAAACGCTGTAGATGTAGCACATCTTCGCCTATATTCCTGATAATATACGCAAGTAATAGCGGCCACGTGTTCACTTTTGCAGCGATACGGCCTAACACTATATCATACTGTTGGTGTGATACTCTAGGTGCTGTATCACGGACCTGGCTAGCCGCCCCTTGCACACGCCCTTTGCGAGAGTCGCGTGCAACAGGTGCTCCACTAACTATCCTATCTTGTGCGTGCCTGACTCCAGACCGGGTATTCGATGGTGTCTTATGTTCTTGTGTACTACATGTATCATCCGAGAGACGTTCGTCGGTTACTTTTGCCACAACACTGTCGGGGATATCACTATCGTATGCTAGATGATTGAAGACATAATGATAGACGCTACCGTGTTTGCTCGCAGCCTCAAGACAGTAAGCTTCAAATTCTTGGTCTGATAACGTCTGAACACTATTCCCGTTAGCACTATGCTGAGCTTTGTTGGCCTTGGCTGCTAATTGGTCTATATACTGTTTTGAGTAGCCGAATGATAAGAATCTCCGTCGTATTGCTACGTATGCAGATGCTAATGCTTCCATCACGTCAGGGGTAAACGAGTTGGGATTCGTCAACCTATCAAGAATACCGATATCAACATGATTTGACCCGTTGAAGGTGGTGGCATTAAATGGATTGAAATTTGGGTATACGTTACCGCTAAAGTTGGTCCAGGTGAACGTCTGTGGCCTGCCTAAATATGTGGGCCCACTAGCGGTGTCTGGTGGTAGCACTTCCAGTAACTTCGGCACCACGCAAGTATAATTTGATATAACAGTACCGTTCGGCGATCGTATATGACAGATACTTTCCGGATTGGCTAGCTGTCCTAAGAGAGCAGTGACATTTACTTGAACAGGTAAAGTTCCGTTTGCAGTTGTACCTGATACAGAAACTATATTGGTAACATTCACGGGGAGCGGTAGTGGATTCACTACCGTCACATTAACAGGCTGGAATGTGAGGACATTTACGCTGATGGGTTCGTTTGCGATGTTAACCTCAGTGGGGACCTGTGACATCGTCACTGTGTATGAACAACATACGCCTGACCCTGCTGACACGGACTGGAACCATAGGTTCTGATTTGCCGGCATACTCTGTGCCTTGAATGACATAGAGCTTGAAAAACCATACTGTTGATTGTTCGAATTAATAGGTAGTATGATAGAATGAAGAGTAGGTTTTGTTACATCTGTATTATCTATGACGGCGCACTCCATGTTCTGAGAGGGTGTAGATATGAATGTCGTTGCCATTGAGATCGTGATGCTCAAGTCCCACGCCCCAGCAGTATTGCCCAAGTTATGGAATAACGTGTCACCACCTGTGCCCATGCACACTTCGTAGTGAAAGACATTACTGTTAAGGGCTCCACTTACATAGTAAGGACTCGTAATAGTAAATAATGCAAGCAAAGATAGAATAACTAACGTGTACAAGTTATTACCACCACAGTGTTTACAACGCGTAATCACACGGTGATTTGAAATCTGGGGATTAGTGACTGCATCGGTGGTGGTTGGAGTATTACCGAGGTTACTCGCCTGGTTAGTTTTCTGCTGTTGTTTATTCATACCCAACACTCGTAATGTCGCTGTAATGCACTGACGCTTAGTCGTCTCAGTTGCAATGGGTTGTGTTTCAGTGTCCCCTCCCAAGAATGATTGGAATACTAGGGAGTGGGGTGGGCCGATTGCAACAACACTGAAGGAGTGACCGTATGCACCGTGCTCGGTGATTGCGTATGACAGCCGAGGTGCGTAACCTGCACTGGTGTCGTCACTATTAGTCGAAGAGCCTTGGTTACCATTAATATGTTGATCACCATCATGATCCCTGTACTTCGTATAATTATGCTGAACCCGCTTAAACCATCTATTTTGTTGTGCCCATCTGTTGAAGGTCATTGATTGGTTAAGGTTTGCTTGGGTAAACTTCCGTATAGTACACTCCTCATTATCCCACATATAGCAACACGTCGGACATAACCCACCGAGAAGGTGCTGACACGGGGTAGTACACATAATACAAGCGCCGGATAATGGAGCAATACCACTGCCAGCA